TGACCTAGTAAGACTATTTATAGAAGAAGACATGTAACACGCAGAGAGAGCCTTTAGTGACGTTTGATGGGGAATATTATCCACAGGTTGCTAGAGGCTGTCCTCGTGCCACTTTGGAGGACTATGACATGTACTACGATGAAGAAGAGCTTACACAAGCCCTAGAACGTGCAAGAGTAAAAATAGATAAGATTACTGAGCGTACTAGTGAATACACACGAGGAACAAATGATTGTTTCGCTTTACTCGTTGCCTATGATGAAGAATTAAGAGGCAGAGAGTCTAAAGCTAGAGACTTAATAACATTTAGGTGGAAGTCCACCAGAGAATTTGTAGTTAAACTTGCTAGATGCGGTTTAAGTATAGAAGATTACGCCGTTGAATGCGGCTACGAGCTAGTCCCAAATAAGAGACCGAAACTGGGTGATATAGCTTTTGATAAAGGATGCCTCATCAATGAAGGCAAGTTTTGGGTCTCAACAGATGAAGACAACACGGGTACTTGTCACTTACGTCAAGTACAATTCTTAGAGAGACACTTATCTCTTGGCAGACCTATAAGGAATTAATTATGTCAGTTTATTATTACAAAGGTGCACAAATACTAGCGCCTTATAGTATTACGTCAAACGAACCTATGTTTGATGTTGATACTGTTTCGCTTAAGAAACAACGTGCTTCCCAAAACGTACAAAGATGGGAAATAGAATTTAACACAGTAGGGACACCGGATACCGTTCAAGATATGATAATAGCGGCAGTCTCTAGTGTTCAGATAACAGATACAATGGTAATCCCACAGATTCCTACTGTAGATAGCTTAACAACAATAACAAATGAAAGTACACCTGTAGCTGTAGCGGCTTCAGCGGGAGATACTTCAGTAACTATGCAGGTTGCAGGAACTAGTGGCACATTGCCTAAAGGTTCTTTTATTAAGTTCTCAAACCATGATAAGATTTATATGACTACAACAGATATAAACTTTGATGGAGGAGTTAATTTAGCAGTATCTATTTATCCTAAGTTAAGAGAAGACCTTACTACTGCTCACACATTAAAGAGTGGTTCACAGGCTATTTTAACTTACTATAAAGATATTGATAACCGTGCAGGTATAACATTCACAGATGGCGTTCTGTCTAACTCAGGAGCTATCTCATTAATAGAGGCATTATAAAATGAGAACATTTTCAAGTGCTGTACAAACAGTATTAGACAGTGATAATATTAATTTCATATATCTCATTACACTAGAGTTTAACTCCACATATCATTTTACTTCTTACAATACGGACATTACGTATTCAGGAAACACTTATTTATCTGATGGTGGATTATACGAATTTGACACTCCGAAGTTCTCGTCTGTAGTAGACAGAGAAGCTTACAAAGTAGTTATAACAGACTTGTTAGACGAAATGGCGGCAGAGTTCGAATTAAACGTAGTGGGTAAGGGTGTAGATGTTAAAGTAGCTTTACTTGACTCAAACGGATACCCTATGCTAGGGACTAATGATGTTTTAAGTATTTACAAAGGCTATGTAGACGCTCCAAGAATTACTAACGACTTTGAACAAAAGCTAGCAGTAATTGAGTGCACATCACCTATGTCAGATTTAGACACAACAAGGTCTTTCTTTACTTCTAAAGATGGTATGGACCAAGTTAGTTCTAGTGACACATCGTTCGATGAGATATTCGAGAATAAAGAAATAAGTCTTAAGTGGGGGAAAGTATAATGGGTATATCCTTAGTTGTACAAGCAATTATATTTGTTGCTTCAACCGCTTATCAAATACAACAACAAAAGAAAGCTAAGAAACGTGCGGCGGCGGCGGCAGATAAACGTAAGGGTTTTGCCTTTACTGTATCTGGAGAAGCAAGACCATTGCCGGTTTGTTATGGTAAGAACCTTGTTGGCGGTATTGAAACTAAACACCAAGTAGCGGCTAACTTTAGCTCTACAACAGATAACTCAAGTAAAACATTTGCAGAAGACTTTTCTAACAGCACAGTAACAGGAACTAAGAATGAGTTCTTACAAGTGCAGTATGCTTTATGCCACGACGGTATTGAAGGTGTACAGTGGGTAAAAGTTAATGGGCAAGACTACAACGCTAACGACGCTAAGTTTCAACACTTAATTAGAACACATAATACTGGCGGAACAGCAGACGCTATAGCAGTAGCTAACGGCGTACCTGTTACTAACGTATTTACAAACACAGCATCTGCTTCAGCTACGTTTAGACTTAACAGAGACGAGCAACAGTATAGTGGTGTTCCCTCAATGCAATTTCTAATTAAAGGTCAGAAAGTACAGTGGATAGAAGAAAACTCTGGTGTCTACACTATAAACACTAATAAGATTTATTCTAACAACCCTGCTTTATGTTTATTAGATTACTTAATGAACAGCACATACGGACGTGGCTTAGATGCTACTGAAGTAGACTTAGAATCTTTCTACCATGCGGCCAACATCTGTGACACTATTGTTGCTACAGACAGAACTGTTGCAGGTCAGGTTAATGGTCAAAAGACAGTGCACACAGTTGCAGATGAAGGTTCAAGACCAACTAACTTAGAAAAGCATACTTATGAAAACGAACTATGGTACACTTCTAATAACGGCAAGTACTGGTATTGGAACAAGACAACTTGGGTAGAAACTACTTTAACTTCTACTCGACCTATTCCTTTGTATGAGTGTAACATTTCATTAGACACTGGTGACAACTTAAGAGACAATATTGAAAGACTTATGAATACAATGGGTCTTGCAGAACTTACTTGGTCTTCAGAAGGTAAATATAAACTATTATTAGAATACCCTACTTCATTAGCACAAACAGAGGCTTTAGTAGACTCAGCACATTACTTTGACGATGATAGTATTATTCGTGATAGTTTTGATATTGTATGGAACTCTGCTACAGACAGGCTTAACCAAGCTACTGTTTCTTTTGCTAACGAACATGAGGACTTCAAAGACGACTCTATGACTTGGCCAAAAACTAACACTTCGGCACACAATACTTACTTGTCAGAAGATAACGGTCAACAATTTGAAGCCAAAATACAACCAGAAGGCGTTACAGACCCTTACCATGCTTTAGCTCTAGCAGAGCAAGCTGTGAGGAAGTCACGCTCTATCTACACGTTAAGCTTTACTGTTTCTAAGAAAGGCTTAAATATAGAGCCGGGCGACTTCATTAATGTTAACTCAGCTATAACTGGAATAGTAGACGAAGTATTCCGTGTTGAATCAATACAGGTTAACTCAGACTTTACAGTTAAATTAACAGCTTATAAGTTTGACCATGAAGTATTAGCTTGGAACGTCTCAGACGATATAGCTTATACTACACAACCTACATTTGACTTTACAGTAGATGCTCCAACTAACTTAACATTTACAGCTAATGCGGCTGATATTATCTCTACAAGTCCGGGTAAACTATCTTGGACTGCGGCTAGTGATATCTCTGCTACTAAGTATTTGGTTGAAGTTAAGCCTACAGGTGGAAGTGTTTATACTACGCTTAATGAAACAAGGTCTACAAGCTCAGATGTTGTTGGTCTACAAACAGGCAACTATGACTTTAGTGTACGTTCAGTAAGTAGTTTAGGAACTATGTCTGATAGACTTCTATTAACTAACCAAGCTGTTTCTTTAATAACAGTAGGTAAGGTATTAGTAGTATATGCAGATAGTGCTGATGAAACAACTAACACACAAAGCACAACACTTGGAAGTAACGAGTTTGTTGCGTACTACCCTTATGACGGTGACACACCGACACTACCTATAACTACAGGTATTGAATTCGTTTCGTTTATCGGAGCTAATGGTGCTGACGGTGCAGATGGCGCAGACGGCGCTCCGGGTGCTGATGGCGCAGATGGTGCTGATGGCGCTCCGGGTGCAGACGGTGCCGATGGTGCTCCGGGTGCAGATGGTGCTGACGGTGCAGATGGTGCTGATGGTGCTCCTGCTCCAAGGTTTAACACTGTAAACGTATACTCAACTACACAATTAACTTCTACTCCTTCTGCACCTAGTGCAAACTTTACTTGGGGTACTGGAGCAATTAGTGGATTAAGTTCAGGCTTTGCAACTTCTCCTCCAACACAAAGTGGAGCAAGTGCAGGTTCAATCTATGTTTCTACATTAACTTTCTATGATTCTACAGGCATAGCTACTTCAAGCTCTGCTACAGGAACAACCCCTGTTGCGGGTACAAGCTTTTCAGGCTTAGTTTCTTTCGATTCAGGTACAGGTGCTTTCGCTACAGGCGGAGCTAACATTACTAACATCGATGGTGGTAATTTACAAACAGGAACAGTTACAGCAGACATTCTAAGAACAGGTAACCTAACAAGTGCAGGTACACCAACAGGCAACCAAGAAGGTGCTTACTTTGACTCATCAGGAGATGCCGTTATCGGTGATTCTGATAAGTTTGTTAAGTGGGACTCTTCGGCGGGTGAGCTTAGAATCCAAGGTGATATCGTCAACTTATCTGAAGCTCACTTGAAAGCAGAAGTTGGTGGGCCATTTACACTTGTTGAAGGTAATGCTGGTTTAGCTTTACACAATAACCTTCCCGGTGCTGGTGAATACATCTTTGTGATGTGTGGCGGCGGTGGCGGTGGTGCTGGTAAAAGACACCTCGACCCTTTTAATGATTCAAGAACAGGTCTCGGTGGAGGCGGTGCAGGTTTAGCTATATTCGCTCTATCTTGGGACGGTAATTCAACTATGAACGTATCCAAAGGTACTGGTGGAAACCTGAATGCTAACCAGTTTGCAAACTTTGGAACTACTAACACTAGTGAAACAAACGCTTCAGACGGAAACGCTTCAACATTTAACTATGGCGGTACTATAATAGCTACAGCTAATGGTGGTGAAGGTGCTGGTATATCGGGTGCTCGTAATAGTATCTCTAGAACTCAGTGGAATGGTGGGGCTGGTATCAATACTAGATTCAACAACGGCGGTTCCAACAATGTTAATGATGACTTTAACATCGGACATGCCAACGATATCTGGGGTGGATTTGCTAATGTGCGTTGGTCTGGTAACGGATTTAACGACACTAATGTATTCTCTGCCTATGAAAGATTTGGTAACTTTGGTGGAGGTAATAGTAACGCCGCTGGTGGTGGTGGTGGTATTGATTTCTTCGGAGACAATTCGTCTACCTACGGTGGTAATACTTCTAGTAATAACAACAGACTATCAAACGCCCCCGGTCAATCTGCGGGTGGACCATTTGGTTCTGGTGGGCTAGCTAACGTAAATTCTGACAACGTTAAACCTACAGTTATGAGAACTGAAAGAGACACTAGGACTATTATGGGGCAACCCGCTGGTTTCTCTAGTACACTCGATTTATCTGGTATTACCGGCTCTGTTGGTTTTGCTCCGGGTTTAAGAATTGTTCTAGGTAACAGTGTTACTGGCTCTGGTACTACTAATGCTAACGCACACGTTGGTGGAGGTACTTTTGCCGGAGGTGGGAGTAAGGCTTCTATCGACAGTAACAATGGCTCTACTATGACTAACATACAAGCCGGTAACGGTGGCTTCGGTGGAGGAGGTGGTGGTATAACTACTGCTTACACTTCTGGAGCTCAGTCTAACAATGGACACGTATTTGGCGGTTCAGGCGGTGATGGTGCAATATTCTGGAGTAAGTTATGATACAGAAATGGGTAATAAAAGATGCTGATGACAATATCCTAAACACCTTTCAAGGTCTAGTAGATACAAGTCTACTGAACAATGATTGGTATGGTACGATGATTGTAGCGTGTGAACAGCTCCCTGATGAAGAGGAGCCTCTCGCACCTGAAGCAACAGAAGAAGATAAGCGAAGACTGGAGAGAACTCTGGTCTTTGCTAACACATTGGATATAATGAATACATTATGGTTCAATGGTTTAACACAAACACAACAGGATGAAATAGCTACTTGGAGACAAGCATGGTTAGACTATCCTAACGATTTGACCCTAACAAGACCAGAGGACTTAGATTTATTCTAAGCCCTTTGGCGGGTTAACCTCAGTATTAACTAGTATTAAAAAGGAGAAACAAATGTTTTTCAAAAAGAAAGAAGACAAGCCCGTAATTAAGTTTAGGTATAGAGAAGATTTAAAAGATGCTTTTCCTGAACCAAGACGTGCAAGCAAATTTATGCCAGAATGGTTTAAGAAGTTACAAAGAAAAGTACCAAACACTAATATCGCAGAAGCGGGAACTGTTAAAAGATGTGTTCCTGTTTTAGACGCAGTCACTAATGGTTATATTATCCCTACATGGATGGACATGCATGTCAAGGTAGATAAAGAATATGACGACGAGGGCGTAGGGCATTTTAGAGTTTATGTATCGTTCCCTTCTGAGTTCGGTCAAGGAGAAATGATAGGTAATCATGCTTGGGACCAAGTGGGAGACGCTTGTCCTTTAAACAAATTCGAGTTAGGACACGTATTGTTGAAGTTCACTAACCCTTGGGTTATAGAAACTCCTCCGGGATACTCTGTTTTGTTTAAATCACCTCCGCATCAATATCAAGATATTCATATTGTTGAAGGTGTAGTAGATACTGATACTTATCAGAAGCAAGTTAACTTCCCATTCATATGGACAGGAAATGAAGAAGGTGAATTCTTCTTCCCAAAAGGCACACCACTAGTACACGTAGTACCATTCAAAAGAGTTGAAATGGAGTGTAAGATTGAGCCTTGGGACCACGCAAGAATGACCTATATAGATAAGAAACATGGCACACACTTCTATGACAAATATAAGAAGTTGTGGTGGCACAAGAGAAAGAAAGATTAATGACACCTATAATAACAGTATTAGCGCCAATCTTAGGAGACTTAGTTAAAAGAATTATCCCAGACGGCGACAAAAGATTAGACGTAGAAAGAGAAATTAAACTTGGACTACTAGAACACACAGACAGCTTAGAAGCATTACGTGGACAGATTGTCTTAGAAGAAGCAAAGTCATCTAACTGGCTAACAGCTTCATGGAGACCTTTGTTGATGATGGTTATCATTGCAATCGTTGCTCTTAATTATTTAATATTCCCAGTGGCAAACATGTTCATGGGAACAGCATATGCTATTGACTTACCGATTGAGCTATGGAACTTACTACAAATAGGTGTAGGTGGTTACATTGTTGGACGTTCAGGTGAGAAGATGGTGGACAAGTGGAAACAATGAAGTTTAGTAAATTAAAATTTGGAAATATGTTTAAGAGGAAGCCAACCTTAAAAAGAGGCTATCTCTCTGAAAACTTTAAAGAATCTGAGTTTGCTTGTAAAGGCAAAGGAACACTACCCGTACAAGGTATAGACCCAAAGCTACTAGAGCTACTAGAATCTCTTAGAGCGCACTTCGATGCACCTATTAAGATTAACAGTGGTTACAGAAGCCCAGAGCATAACGCTAAAGTTGGCGGAGCT